TTATTCCGTTTTACATATCATAGTAGTCGATTGGAGAATATAATTTCTGGGAATGTACTGCTCAAAGTGTTCGTCCTTTTTAAATACATGAACTACATTTGGGAATAATTGATAGTCAACAGGGTGTATAGCGTTTGGATTATGGTACATGTATATGGCTGTACACCACGGCTCTTGATAGTTAGGGTCACTTACATCGGCTGAAAATGGATGTGGGTCTGCATCCTGATCCGTTTTAACACCACTAACGTACACTTTGAATCCACTCGCCTCTACACCTGCAAGAATTCCCATCCGGTTAAACTTAGGTATGGTTGCTTGAGTAGTGAGTAAAACGGCAGAAACATAATTATTTTGTTCTGAGCCAAAAAAGTTCGACTTGATACTTCTATTTTCATCTGTATGTCTTTCAATAGAAATGCCTGACTCAATATCAATCCCGTACAAATAGCTATGCAAGGCTTCGCTTGAGAAGGCCATGGACATTCTTTTCGAATAATCCTGCATTGCTATGACAAATGGTTTGTTCTTTGTATGGTTGAGTTCCCAGTAATGAACTTTCTCTGGCTCAGGGCAATGCCGGACTTTTTTTAATAAACTTCTTGCAAACTTTAAAGGCATGACATTTAGAACATGTTTTCTTAATTCATCCATCTGCTCATCGTTAATGACTTTTCTTTCAAGAGGGGCTTCTGCTTCAGCAATGCTTACAGCCTCAACAGCAATTTCCACACCAAATTTAGATAACAGAAAATCTGGTTGATTGTATTCTCTATTCATTTCAAAGTCGAGTTCATAAAATACAGCATTCAAATATAATTCAAATAATCTTGAATTAAATGCGTCACTTTGAAAATCCCTTATAAATATTCCATCAGGATCTTTGAACCAGTATGCAAGTTCCTCAAGAACAATATAGGCAGGGAAATGAAGAGGGTCTTCGAGCAGCATTTTTATATAAATATTCCTTTTTTTTTCTGGGACTTTGCTCAAGAATAATGAAAAAGGTTTGGTTGATTCATCGCCTTGCATGAATGTACCGTTCTGGTGCTGCGCCAGCATCTTTGGTATGTCATCGTTTAAATTATTAAGCAAGACATCCATTGAATCAAATGAAGCCAAAACGTTTATTGCTCTGAATTTTTTATCTAAATCCCGACCCAATACTATTGCGTTAAAATCTTTATCAATATTGCATATAATTATTGTGGATAATAATGTTATCCCATTCCCCTCATATTTAAACCAGCGTATCTCCTCAGAGAATGTCTTAAGGTAAGGTGAGCGACCGTAAAAATAAATATCAAATTGTTCTTTACTGATCTCACTGAAGTGTAATCCTGCGTTCATACCAATTCCTTTTCAATGAATAATTGGCCTTTAGGAGTGATTCCCTTTGTCTTTAATTCAGCTCTAACTAGTTCTTTAATCCAATTGCCTAAGCCCATCATGCAGTTGGATCATAAGACAACGCCCTATAGTACTCTTGATACTATAGGGCATCTGACCACACTGTTAACTGGAGTAACGACTATGGCAGGAATACAGCATAACCAAACTCACCCCAAACTTACATGGCGCTTTCTGGCCGTGAGCATAACAAGGTCCGCTCCTCGCTCAAAGCGGACCTTCTCTTTTCTTTGATGCCCTGAACAATATCCTTTTTAACATGCCCGCGCGTCGGTACATCAGCCAGCCGTGTCGTGTAACACGGCGACAGCATCTCGCGCTTCATCTGCCACGACTGCTGGATACCCTGCCCCGCAAAATAAAGCGTTCCCCGCCCCTGCTGGTTGAGTTTGTCCATCAGTGACATCAGCGCCTCGCTGTTCGCGCGCGGCGCGTTCTCGTCAAACAGGTTCAGCTGCGCCACGCCCTGGCTGAAAAAGTCACCCAGCATCACTCCCGCTTTCTGGTACCGGTGGCCGTCGCGCCAGACCGCATCAAGGCAGCGCGTCGCCGCGGCAATGATGTCGCGTGTGTCCTGTGTGGGCGTCAGCAATTTGGTCCCGGCGTGGTTGCCGTAATACGGCTCAGCAGAAAACGGCGACGTTTTCACGAACACCGAAATGTACCGGCAGAACTGATGCTCGCCGCGGAGCTTTTCCGCCGCGCGCGCTGCATAGGTGCAGATAGCCTGGCGCATCGCTTCATAGTCAGTGATTCGCTCCCCGAATGACCGGCTGCAGACGATTTCCTGTTTTGCCGGGGCAAACTCTTCGATCTCCAGACAGGGCTCGCCGCGCAGCTCGCGCACGGTGCGTTCCAGTACGACATTGAAGTTTTTGCGGATAAAGCCGATGTCGGTATCACAGAGCTGCAAAGCGTTTTTAACGCCCATAGCTTCGAGCTTTCTGGCGATACGCCGACCGACGCCCCAGACTTCCTCCACCGGCATCAGCGCCATCAGCCGCCGCTGGCGCGCCTGGTTTGACAGGTCCACCACCCCGCCCGTCTGCGGCCACTCCTTCGCCGCGCGATTGGCGAGTTTCGCCAGTGTCTTTGTCTGGGCGATACCGACACCACAATGAATCCGGGTGTTACGCCGCACCGTCTCGCGTATCTCCCGGCCAAAATCAGCCAGGTCGCGACAGTTCCGCACACCCGTCAGGTCGCAGAACGCCTCATCGATGCTGTATACCTCGACGCGCGGGCACATTTCCTCAAGCGTGGTCATTACCCGCTGGCTCATATCACCGTAAAGTTCATAGTTGCTGGAAAAGGCAATGATCCGCTGAGGGAACTGCATCTCGCGCAGCTGGAACCAGGGCATGCCCATTTTTATGCCAAGCGCTTTTGCTTCGCGGCTGCGTGCTATCACACAGCCATCGTTATTCGAGAGCGCCACAATGGGCTGACCGGCCAGATCCGGACGGAATGCCGTCTCGCAACTCGTGTAGAACGAGTTCATATCAACCAGCGCGAACATTGCGGTGCAGGGTATTGATCACGCAAATGACAACGCCGACGATTTCGAGGTCGTCGGCGTCATAAACAGCTATAGGCGGGTAAGCCGGGTTCTCGGCGCGCAGCTGCGCCACCGGGTACGTCACCAGCCTTTTCACGGTGAACTCCCCGCCGATATTGGCGACGACGATATCGTTGTGCTTCGCGTGAAGGCTGAAGTCCACCAGCAGAAGGGAGCCATCGAGAATACCGGCGTCGCGCATCGAGTCTCCTGCGACCCGCAGAACATAGGTGGATGAGGGGTGTGCAATAAGGTGGGAAACGAGATCAATCCCGCTGTCGATATAATCAGCGGCAGGGCTCGGGAAACCAGCAGAAATCAGGTCTGCATAGAATGGAATGCTGACCGGTGTAACCGGCCAGACGAGGGGGTGTATTTTCATTGTGTACCTCCTGCATAACATACTGTGTATTTATACAGTAGTTTCAGGAGGTAACGAAATCAATACGCAACGGCAGCGGGATTTGTAAGTGCTTTGAGAAGAAAACAATTTTTTTCTTCACGAGGTTCTTGAGTTAACTCAATTTAACAAAATCCATATCCCAGTGAAGATAAGTTCGGCATTTACAGCCATAACCCGGCGCATTTTTCTTAAATCCCATTTTCCTCATTTATCACCGTTTGTTGACGCTGGTTCCAGAGGCTTGTTTCCGGCATATCCAGACGAACATCAATCCAGCTATTTGCAGGAACGTCAATTGCGGCTCCCTTCCTGGTCACTATTTCACCCTCTTCGGAAATAATATAGCGACGTTTATAAAGTCTGATAGTCAGGCCGCCGCTCTCGGTTTGTTCGGCCTCAACAATGCCCAGATCACCCGATCCCTGAGGGTCACGCGGAGGAAGTAACTGCCATCCAGACGTTGCCAGCCCCGCGGAGCCGGTTATGACATATACGCCAACATCCAGGCGTGAAATGCTGATACCATCTGCTTCAGTATTTGCCGTGCCGCAACCACACCATGAAAATCCATCCTCATTTACATCAGCGCGCTGGCAGTCATCCTGGCTTTTAACTATGCGCGCCACTGGCGATGCCGCTTTCAGCGTGCCATCACTCGCCTTAGTGGTGTTCCCAGTGGTATAGCACTGATTCCAGGCGCTCATTGTGCTGCCATTATATCCACGAACTGCGAGCCTTCCGTCTATAGTTGCCTGTAGCTGGCTGCTGGTTAAGTTCGTGCGGAACATGCACAGCAATGGCGAATAGGGATCGAAGTAATTTGTTGATCCGGCGCTGGCCCCGTTCCAGATTCCGTTTTTATTAATAAGATTGGCATTAGTCGGGCCAGTCATTCCTGTAGTACCGCCAATTCCAAATGCACCAACGGTTAAAATCGCACCGGTTGTAGCATCATCTATAGATGTCTGCACATTTGAGGTTGCCGCAGTGCCTAATCCAAGATTTTGTCTGGCTGTGGAGGCGCTTTTAGCGCCTGTACCGCCCTGTTCAATGCTCAGTGCCGTGGTAAGCCCTGACAGAGAAGTGATGTCGTTATTTGCGCCTTTGGCTGCCTTGCTATCCAGTCCGGAGGCTAAATAATTCCAGGCTGGCCCTGTATAAGTGCTACCGTCAGGTAGAGCGACCGTAATATTGCCTGTGCCTGAAAAAACCTGCTGCCAGTTTGTTTTGTCAAGGTTAAGCCCGCGTAATGCTTCAGCGGTCTGTGAGGCAAGCGCTGCGGTAATTAAGCTTTGAGCCTCTTGTGGAACGGCAAACCAGGCGACGCCACTCTGAGTTGGCCCCGTGTAATTACTGACAAGCGTCAGCTGAGTATTGCTTGTAATTGTTTTAACAGGCAGGGTGTAAGGAGTCCCACCAATTTTAACAACAATGAAGTCTCCCGCCTTCAGTTCCGTTGTGAATGACGTTCCTGTGCCTGAAACGGCAGCAGATTTATTTGTAAGCGTAAGAGTGCCTGCCGACATGGTATTCTCCTGAAAAAACCGCCATAGCGATGCTGCTTAATACATGCTTTCAAGCAGTAAGATATTTGTAGAGCTGACAATATCGAACATCACCGGATATTCACTTGTCCAGAAAGTAGCGACGTAGCCACGGCCGATCCGCACCGCGTTTCCGCTTCTGACGATCCCGCAATATTTCGCGTAACACCAGCCGCCCTGAATATCAGACTTCGCGCCATAGCGACCCAGCATAATGAAACGGTTGCCAATGTCCGTTGACGTTTTCGATGCACGGAAATACGCATTGCTGTATAAAAAAGGGCGGCGCGTTGTAGAGAATGTGCACTGACCCGCTGCATTAAAAAAGTTAAGGCCGGGTCCCGCAACGGGTGCCGCACCCGCCGCAAATATCACGATGTCCATGGTGACTGTAGCGTTCACATTTGCGCCGTTACGCTCCAGTGTGGCGATGACTCTGGTGCCATCATATTCAACCGTCACACCATCGGCGCTCCATTTACCAAACACCAGATATGTTCCACGAGTAAAGCCGGTATTCGGCGGTGTCCACGAGCCGGTAAAGGTGACTCGCCCGCGCCATGCGCATTGACCCACAATGCTGCCATTCGTGATAGTGGTAAAATCTGTACTGTCAGAAATAAATAACCCGTTACGACCGGACTGAGACGCTGGCATTATCTGCCACATCGTTCCGGGCCAGAGAATATCGTTATAGCCTTTTGCGCTGTACCACGACGAAATAGTCATGCTGCCACCATTCTGGGCGGCTCCGCTAAGGCAACCTACATCCGGAACGAGACTTGTTCCGGTTTGATAAATTCTGGCAGTTTCGTGCGGGGCATAGACCAGGGTGGCACCAGCCACATAACCCGGTGCGTTATATATGTTTCCTGATCCTCCTACTGTCCCGCACCAGGAGGGGCAACGAAGCCCGGCCGTGATTTCCATTACCGGACCGCCGTCATTTAAGTCAATCAGTAATCCACTGGGCATAATTACCAGCTCCCCAGAACAATGCGGCCACCATTCGCCAGATTTACGGTAACGCCAGCTCCGTCAATAACCACGTTGTTTCCGGGACCTGACATAGAGAAACGCCCTTCGGTTGCAATAATGGTTCCGCGCACTGTAACGGCATTGAACTCAGCATTACCTGCCTTATTGATGAGCCAACCTGATGCTCCTGCCACATAATTATTTGACTGAATGTAATTACCGATTTTAGCATTATCTATGCTCCCATCCTGGATAAAGGCAGAGTTCATAAACACCTGCCCGCCCACCACAGCAAATGGCGAGAACTGGCTGGCACCGCTGCCGGTGGTCAGCACAAACTGATCGGCATTAAACGCAACACGCGTTACGACTGGCTGCCCGGCCTGTGCCAGCACCGCAATGCTCATGCCGGCGCTGTAATAGTTGCCGTTAATCCGTACGCCTGCTTTCAGCGTATGAATGGCTGTCGCCCCACTGGCATCCACCACGGCGGTCAGCTTGTCTTCCAGCGCGGCCGTGACATTGCCTATCTGCGCCTGGACCTGAGTGCTCATTTCCGCCAGAGCCTTATCAACGTCGGCGATAGTGGTTTTCACCATCAGAATATCGGCGCGCACTTCGCCATACTGCTTCCACTGATGATCGACCGTGGCGTTGTTCGCCAGTGCGTTCTGCATCACCGCCTCGATGTTAGTGTCGATTTGCTGCTGCAGCGCCTGACCGTCGGCACTGGTGAGAAAATCCCCGGTAATATCACCCAGGTAATCCTCCGCGTTGTCGTTCGCCATGCCCCGCACCCAGCCAGTCCAGGCTGACTGGTTCCCGATACGATCCACCAGCCGTGCGCGGTACCAGAAAATCTGCCCCGCACGCAGGCCAAGCTGCGTGTAACTGTGCGCCGGATACGGCACATCCGAAAGCAGCAGCGCGTCGCTACCGTCGCTCGCGGCGGCATACTGAATTTCGGTCATCAGCGTATCGTCAGCACCGTCAGGGAAGTTCCAGTCAAGCTGGATGCCCCAGTTAATCGGCGTGGTGCGGAAATTCAGCGGTACCGGCGGCTGCCCCACCTTGCCGGTCAGTGTCACTTCCACGCTGGTCTGCCAGACCGAGGCGACATCGCTGGCGTTTACGGCGCTGACGCGCGCCATGTACCGCCCGGCATAAATGCCCTGCACCTCAAAGCCGAGCGAGCTTGTGCGCGGCACATTCACCCAGTCGCCGTTATCCTTGCGCCACTGGCATTCATACGCCACGGCGCCGGGTGCCGCGGGCCAGGCGACACGCAGGGTTTCCACGCTGAGGTTCTGCACCACGCGGCTGTAACTGCTGAGGGTCACGGAGGCTGGCGGTGCCTGCACGCCCGGCGGAATGGCTGATACCGGACGCTCATCGAGCCGCGCGCCGGAATCGATGGCGGCATATTTATCCGGGTTGTGCTGCACGGCGCTGATGGTCCAGGTGCCGTCGTTATTGTCTTCAACGGACGTGACGCGGTACTGCTGGATCGCGACATCCTGCGCATCCACCGACCAGACCGCCTCGCGCTCCGGCGTTTCGCTGAATACCGCAGATACCGTGACGTTTGGGCCGCTGACCGCCTGAAGGGTACGGGCCTGTGATTTACCGGACGGCAGGTTGACGATAAGCCTGTCGCCTGCTTTTGCATCCGGCGTCCGGTCGAGCGTCAGCGCACGACCGTTCACCTGACTGATACGCCCGCCCATGACCCGCCCGGACAGATACTGATCCGCCACGCCGATGATATGGCCCGGCAACGGGATCATGCCTTCCAGCCCGGTGGCGAAACTCACCATCCGGTCTTTAGCATTTGTCAGCAGCGCCCAGCGGCCGCGGCGGTTGGCCTCGGTGCGCCGCGTGCAGCCAATGGCGGAGATCTGCGTCTGGCGCACGCCGTAGCGCCGCACCAGATCAGGCTCCATCACCGCTTCCACTTCATCGGTGTAATGGTTCTCCGGGTTTGACCAGCTCACCATCGCCGTTGAATAACGGTTCTTCTCGCTGCCGCTGGCGTAGGAGAATTTGCCGTCAATAACGTTGGCGCGGGTGTAGACATACGTCATATCGCGCGGCATATCCGCCAAAGCGGCCAGCTGATTACCGGCCCAGTAGGTCATGCCGCGGAAGATGCTCGCCAGGTCGCGCAGCACCGTAAACGCCTCGTTCTGGCTCTGGATATACACGTCGCAGAGAAAACGTGGCTCAGTACCGCTGCCGCCGGTACCGTCCGGCACGGGCTGATCGCAGTACTGCGCGATACGGTAGAGTTCCCACTTGTCCACCTGCGTCGCGTCCATCCGGTCTCCGATCCCGAAACGGTCACTCAGCACCAGGTCGTAAAACACCCATGCGGGATTATTGCTCCAGGCCCATTTAAACGAGCCGTCCCAGGTGCCGGAATAGGTGCGCGCCACCGGATCGTATGTCGTGGGCACGCGGATTTGCCGCCCGCGGGCGCGCACGCTGATTTGCGGAATATTGCTGAACTGCTTCGCGTTGAACGATACAAAGAGCAGCGCGGTGTTCGGGTAGCGCAGCTTTGCATCGATGATTTCGGAATACGCTTCGATGTTCGTCGTATCCACGATGCGGCTGGAGGTGCTGTCCGCCGTCGTCCGGCTCACACGAAGCTGCCAGCCGGTCCGGGCAGTCGGAAGGTCAATGCGATGGCTGCGCTCATACAGGGAGGTGGTTTTACCGTCGAATGCACCGTTCAGCACCGTGGTATATCCGCCACCGTCAGTGGACAACTCAATTTTGTATTCGACGCGGTAGCCCACCACATCCCCGTTGTCCTTCATGCGCTGCAGTGAAGGCACACCGAGACGCACCCGGACCGCAGAAAGCTGCGTGTTGCTGATGGCGCGCGTCCACGGCTGTGTGGCTTTAAGCTGAGTGTTAACGGTGATTTCATTTTCCACCGACGGTATGCCGGGAATGTAATCCTGCGTCTGGGTGCCAGGGCGAAATTCCCATTTCACATCGGGAAAATTAAGCGTGCCGTCAGCGCTGCGGATCGGGGTACCGTCGAGGAAAATATCTTTATCCGTCAGGCCGCCGGCGAACTCCCCCTCGCCCAGCGCCAGCAGTATTTTGGCCGTCGCGATCGACTGTAATGAATCAGGAGACTCCCGCGGTGTGCGTGAATTACCACCGCCACCCTTTTTACCGGTTATTTTTTCCATACTGCGCCCATAAAAAAAGCGCCCGCAGGCGCTGTTATCAGACCGGTTTTCACTGGTCGTTGGTGTAGATGCCGGCGGAAACAATCGCGCCGCCGATTTCGCGCTCGCCATACAGGAGCCCGACGGGGTTACCCATTGCTGTGGTATTCACGGGCCCACCGAACGCATAGCTCGGCGCGTTATCGGGGTCCTGCCGCGATGCCAGCCCGCCGGGCTGCGGTGACAGCATCTGCACCACGCCGCCAATCATCATCGAACCGCCCATAAGGCCAATACTCATCGCCGTGCTGCCTGCGATGGCACCGATACCCACGGGGCCAAGAGCAAGCGCTCCCACCACCAGCACGGCACCAAGAATGGTCTGCAGCACACCGCCACGCTTGCTTCCGGCAATCACCGGCGCGATGCGGATATCCTCTTCGCCGCTGTTATGTTTCAGCTCGTCCTGACCGATGTTCTTTTTCCCCCGGAACACGGCAAAGCGCAGGCCGCGCAGGTGCGCCGTCTGCATGTACTGCTCAAAGCCGGGGATAATGACCGACAGCGCGCGACAGGCTTCTGCAGGGCTGGCAATCACCAGCCGGTGCACCCGACCGAACCGCGCGCCAAGCGCGCCGTACAGCCGCACCGTTTTCAGTTCGTTCATGGCAGATCCTTGTGTCTGACTATTTTAATCGTGCGCTCGCGCAGATAGCCGCCATAAGGCGTAGTGCAGGAGAGCTGGCCGTACAGATGATGCAGCAGCTGGTTACCTTCCAGCAGAATACCGGCATGATTCACCACCGGCGCGGATACCTGCATCAGCACCATGTCGCCGGGGCGCGGCTCTGTGACCTCGCGGAACCCCTCGGCATACCAGTTATCCATATAGAGATTTTCGCCCCGCTCCCACCACGGATAATCCACGCTGTAGTTGCGAAGCATCACACCCTGACGGCGGTGCCAGTCCATCACCAGCGACCAGCAGTCGGCATAACCCAGCTCAAAGGCGCGTCCTTCCAGTGGCCGTTCGCCGCGGGGCTCAATGGTGCGCAGGTCGCCTTCCGGCCACGACACGATTACCCAGGGGATGCCGTGAGCATCGCACTGCAGCTGGTCAAGCTCGCTCGGCTGGGTGGTGGCGCCGTCGCCAGGGTGGGAATGCACAATGGCAGTAACGGTTCCCCAGTCTTCCGCGGTCGCGTAATCCTCCGGCGACAGCTCAAACTGCTCCTCCGGCGCGCCGGTGATGTTCCGGCACGGGAAATAGCGCTCGACGCGGCTTTTCTGCGCCACCACGCCGCAGCTCTCGCGCGGGTATTCCGCCTCAGCATGGGCCAGGATATCGGCAATGGTTTTATCGCGCATGGTTACCTCCGGATCAGGCTGGCACCCGGAAAGCCGCCGAAATCGAGCCGGGCATCCGAACCAAAGCGTTTTTTACAGTCGGTCAGCAGGCCCGAGCATTTATCCTGTGCCGGGTCGGTCACCGGATTACCTTTCAGATCAAACATGCGCGGGCCGTTGTAGGTACAGCCGTCACCGCTGCGGTATTTGTTGCGGCAGGCCCAGGTGCAGACCGCCGTGATTTGCCGCGTCGGGATCAGCAGTCCCTGCAGGTCCATCGGGCTGGAGAGGCGGAACTCCACCACTTCATTGTCTTCAGCCGCCTTGCTGTCGATGTAAAACACCTGGCGGAAATACTGCCCCGGATCGGCAGACGGGTTGCCGTCGGGAAAGGTGCGCGCATCGAGATACTGGCCGAACGTATCCAGAACAGTAACCTTCGCCTGTACCATGTCATCAAAGCGCAGGCAGAGCGCGGTCACCACGCCATCAAGGTTAGCGACGCGCAGCACCGGCTCCGCGCTCTGGCCGTCACTCGACGACGCCAGCCCGGTAATTTCAAACGGCCAGGCACCGTACTCCTCGCCATCAAACCAGATGGATTTAGCGGCAAGCTTTGAGGAGTCGCCGCCGCTCGCCGCGATTTCTTCCGGCGTGTGGGGAATGGTGCAGGCGTGAAAGCGCAGCACGCCCGCGCCGAACGCCGAGCCATCGACAGTCACCAGGCGGACGCTGTCGCCGGGCTCGAGCTTCTGAACGTCATTGCTGATTGCCATAAGTACCTACGGAGCGAATGCCTGTGTGAAGGTTGCCGTGAGAGAGAAAATGCCACCGCCCGGGGCCGACGGGCGGTAAGCGTCACAGCGGTAAAGCCCCGCGCCTTTCAGCGGTGCCTGCCAGATGAATGAACGGCTGCCGCCATGCCTGTCGAGGAAGTCCATAATCGCGGTGATGTAGCTTTCATCACCTACAAATTCCAGATCCCATTTCTGGCTGCGGGCGTTAAGGCCGTCGCCCGACGCCTGGGCGTACCCGTCGCCGAACTGCGCGCGGCGGACGCGGTGAGTGACCTCGCCGCCGGCATTAATGCGCGGGCACCAGGTAAAGGTTTCGGTTGCCATGTTTCACCCATAAAAAAACCCGCCGCAGCGGGTAAGTAAGGAGCATCAGCGCTTGCCCTGCGTGGCGTTCCACAACGGAGTGCCGGGCTTGCGCAGTTGCGTGTTGATGGTATCGATGATGGCGCCGGTGATCTGGTTAGCTACCGCGCCGGCGGCATTAGCATTACCCTGCGCACCGCCTGTGCCGCCGGAGAAATTTATGGTCCCGATGCTGACGCTGACACCCGCGCCGCTCTGCGTGCCACTGCCCAGCGCTTTTACACCCAGCCTGCCGGTGGCGTCGCGGGTCAGCGGCATAATGGCTTCCGGCCCGGCCTCGCCCATCACGCCGGCCCCCTTCGCAAACGCAAAAAAGGTGGGGGTATCAACGACGCTGCCACTATAGCTGCTCAGATCGGCTGACGAATAAACCCCGCCTTTCGCGTTAAACTTGAACGAAGATCCATAATTCTGGATTGCCATACCCGCGTTTCCATCGCCCGCTGCGCCCCCGGCGATTCCTCCCGCAATTCCTCCGAGAAGGGAGCCGAGAAGTCCACTGCCAGACGAACCGCCACCCATCGCGTTAACCACGGCCATCTGGAGTGCAACCTTTGAGATAGTCTGCAGAACGGATAACCCCCAGTCCTTCCAGCTTGCCTTGTTACCCACCAGCATTGCGGAGACGTTATCAAGCGCACTGTCCATCGTGGAGGTAATACCCTGCGATACCGTGCCGGCAATGTTGCTAACGTTATCCATCCAGTCTGACAGTCCCGCGCTTACGCCCGCGCGCCAGTCCAGTTCGCTGGCCTTCGCCTGCTGATATTTTTTATCAAGCGCATCCAGTGCAGCCTGGCGCGCAGCAATAGCCTCAGCCCCCTTATCGGTTTTATCAAAAACGCGCTCAACTTCCTGCCGCTCGCGGTACTGCTCACGCTGACGGTTCCCCATCCCAGACGTGGCGGAGGTTAAGTCAGATTCATCCCGGTAGCGGCGCCCCGCATCCTTCAGATCTTTCAGCGCATCTGCCATTTCATGCTGCTTGCGGACAGCCTCATCGGCTTTCTGCGTCCACTGCGCCAGCGCCACAGCACCCGCCTCAATGGATTTTCGCTGTTCCTCGCTCCACTTAGCTCCTGCTTCATGGGAAGCAGCAAACAATTCGGCAGCCTTTTCCCCCTGATTAGCTCGAACCTTCTGCACTTCGGTAGCAACACTGAGGTCTGCCATTTTACGGCTGTACTGCTCTGTTGTTTGTGCAGCTGCACGTGCAGCCTTTTCAGCATCTCGTGTTGCGTCAGCTTGGGCTTTTTGAGCTGCAGCAACGTTCTGGGAGTTTTGATAATCCAGTTCAGCCGCTTTAAGATAGTCTGCTGCATACGTTGCATTTTGAGGGCCAGTGCGCCCCATATTTTGCAACTCAATCTCTGCCTGACGACGCACTCTCGCAAGGCCCGTTAAACCAGCCAGTTCGGCCTGCTGCTGCTTACGCAGTAACGTTTCCTGATCTTTATCCGATACAGGTGCTTGAGGTATCCGTAGAGGTACTGCTGCGATGGATGCATTGCGAACCATCGCTTCGTTAATATCTTCAAGCGTTTGACGAAATAACGCTCCCTGCCCGGTCATCCTAACGAGACTATCATAATATTTATTTTGGGCGGCGGCGGCCTGCCCGAGCAAAGCATTATGTCTATCAGTAGTAGCAGACAGTTGTTGAGATATTTCCGTTCGCTGTTTTTCAGCTTGATTTAGTTCATCATTTATTTGAACTAAGGCCTCTTGCGCTCTGTTATAAGACCAGCTTCCTTCTTCGTTGCTTTTCATTGCCTGGCGGGCATTGAATTGCTGCTGAGTTAGCTCTGCAATATTACTATTGAGTTTTTCTATTTCTTCCGCCTGCGCTCTCATCGACACGGCAGTTTTGTCTATCTCAGCGGCATTATTACTTTGTGCTACAAGTAACCCCGATAGTGGCTTTGCATTCTTAATCGCTTCGCCATAGTCCAGCGCAGCTTTACGGGCCTGCTCGTTCTTCTCGTAAACGTACAGCCATGCCGCACCGACAGCCATCAATGCACCAGGCCAGCCACCTATTACTGATAATGCTCCGCTTAAACCTGACTTAGCAAAACTTGTAAGTGACGTGGCTTTGTTGAGGCTCTCCTGAGCGGTTGTAACCGCCCTGTTAGACAGGACAAGAGAGGCATTGGCTGCCATCATCTCACTGCGTTTTTTGATCAGATTTTGTGAGGCAATTACCGATGCGTTGGTATTTTTAGCTACGTTTGCTTCTGCCACAGCCAATGCATAATCTGACCTTGCAGCTTCCGCTGCCGCAACCGCCTTTCTTTGAGATTGGGTTGCTGAATAAAGCTGCGCATCCGCCAGTGCGATTGTTTCCTTTTTTATAGAAACAAGTTTAGTGATAGAGTCACTTACACCAGTAGCAATACCTCCAAAATATTTCGCTACGCCAACTCCTGCCAGCACCGCCCCGGCAGCGGCAACGTTATCAATATTGTTAGCGAGGCCATTCAGGACACCTGCTAAAGCTGCGGAAGCACCTGTAGCGTCATTGGCACCACCCACCCACGCCATAAAAGCATTCTCTACTTTCTGTGCAGATCCGCTGATACTGGCCGGAAGGGTGTCGAATTCTTTACGAAGCTGCGCCACATTGGTCAGCAGCGGCACTATTCGATCTGTGGTCAGCTCACCATTATTCGCCATATTACGCAGACCGCCGACAGTAGTATTAAGACTATCGGCCAGAAATTTGGCGAGACGCCCGCCACTTTCCATGATCGCGTTAAACTCCTCACCACGCAGTACGCCAGAACCAAGTGCCTGACTGAGCTGCGTAATGACGGAACTGGCTTCCTCCGTGCTGGCGCCGGACAACTTGAGGGAGGTCGCCACGGTTTCGGTGACGTTTGCCACGTCCGCAGATGCATAGCCAGCGTCACGCAGGGACTGAGCGATTCTGCTGTAGAGATTGGCGTTTGCTTCAAAAGAGGTTCCGGTCCGCTGACTGATAGACATCAGCGACTGTTGCGCCGTAGTAAAGTCCTGTGCCGAGGAGGAAGCGAGGCGCAGACGGCCATTCAGCTGGTTCCAGGTATCGGCATAGTGAATCAGCTGTCCGGTAGCAAACGCCCCGGCAAACGCGCCAGCCATACCTGCTGCAGATGCCCGAACCGAAGCAAGCTGTGCATTGAGCTCACCCAAAGAACGCTGCGTTTCACGGGTGGCAGATGCAGCGCGACGTCCACCCTGCTCCATGGTTTTGTAATAATCTGAACCCATGCGGGATGCGCGGGAAATCTCTGATTGAAAAGATTGAGAATTCGCAGAGATCTTGATTATTAATTCACGCAGAGTTGCCATATTTGACCTATAAAAAACCCGCCGTAGCGGGTTTATCTTTTTAAAAAGTTTATTTACAGAACAACCTGAATTTTTCTAATGCAGAATAATCGTCATCGGAAGCTATTACAACGGCACCATGGTCTTTCAACTTTCCATCCTCGGTATCTATATATACATAATAAGGCTTTTTACCAGTGTATGCACCGAAGGAGTTTTTAGCATTAACGAGACCACAGACGTATCCGTCCATTTCACCGACCGCATGAAATGAACTGTCAAATTTTGCGCTGTCTGGATCTTTAAGTGTATTCCGAGCTAAGTTCTCACCAATTTTTATGAAGTCTTTATCAGTGGGCTTGCAGCCTATGAGGGCTACTCCGCAAATAAAAACAAAAATTAACCGCCTCATTGTTCCCCCTTATGATTTACCACATAAAGGTTATCAGGGATCGGGGTTTATACATACCCAGAAGATAGAGCAATTTTAGTACGCCTACCCTGCCAGCGCCGCAAAAAACCCTTCCAGCCCGGCACTGCTCTCTTCCTGTTCGGGCGCATTCCACTGGAGGATCACATCATCCATGCTTACCTTAGCGCCCTGCGAGTTGAGTACCGCGGCGGAAATTTGCGCCGCCTGAATATCGCCGCGCCGGTCGCTGATGGGGTTGAGGCGGTCAAATTCGATCCACATACGCAACTCGCTGGCCGTCATTGTCTGCTTCAGTTCGTGAAGCGTACGCCCCAGACGCAGCGCCAGCGTCATCAGGAAGAAGGTGCCGGGCTGGCTTACGGCTTTTCCACTTCGGCGGCCGAGGTGGTCAGATCAAGCGCCTGCTTAAGAAGACGGGCGTGCACCGGGCCGTAGAACTGTTCAACCTGCGCTTTATCTTCTTCGGTAAAGACCTGTGAACCGTCTTCTTCAAGGAGCACATCGATAAACAGCACCACATCAGCACTCTTGTTACGCAATGCGCGTTCTGCTGCCGTCAGCTCTTCTGGTTCGCCTTCTCCCTGCTTCGGGTTAAGCACCTGCTGCCATTCAAGCCAGGCCTGCGCTGATGGCTCACGCAGTTTTACCCTGGCGTTTTCCCACTCCGGAACGGTGACGGTTTTTGTGCGAAAGCCTGCCATAGGTGCCAACGCGAGCGAGCGAAGTGAACTCTGTGAAACCTGTTTTCCCATTTCATTTTTTCTCAGTTTGTAATCAGGAATAGCGGCTTTCGCCGCTGTTATTAGCTTGCAGAAGGTGCCGGAACGATCGGGACGGGCTTACCTTTGATGCGCAGCGTAAACGATGCGGTCACCACCCCGGCAGTGCCCAGGCTCCAGCTGTTCTGACGAACTTCAGCCAGGAATGCATAACCGTTGCCGGATGGGAAGATCACCTGAAAAGCGTGCAACGCATCAGTGTCGTAAGCGGTGCGTAATGTGTTCTGCCCCTCTTCATCAGCAGACCAGTTCCCGGAAACCGTCATTTCACCTGGCGCAGCCAGGCCATTCGTCATCTCCTGCTCGGTGGAGCAAAGGGTGGTGGTGTCGATATCCGATTTTTGCCCGCCGGTATAGCTGAGTTCTTTGGTCGAACAGTTAATGGACTGCCAGGTCGCACCGGTGGGATTAGGCACCGTTGCCGGATCGGCGGAAACGTTAATTTTCGTTCCCTGCGTTTTTTCGTACTTTGAGGACATAGAGAGCTCCGGATATAAAAAAAGCCGCCCGGAGGCGGCAGAGTGGATTATTGCCAGATCTGAACTTCCAGCGTGGCGCGGTACAGCGCAGTATCAGGCTCGTATGCGTTAATCTCGTTCAGACCAACAGGATGCAGATCAGTAAGAGCTGATTTAACCTGCTCGCGCAGCGTGCGGGCGTCGTCAATCGAACTGGCCCAGGCATCCACCTGAACCGTGCAGGCAGTTTCTGCCGGTCCGCATAAAACATCTTCGCTGGCAGACGAGGGCAGAAGGAAAACCACCCACGGGGCTGCTGTGCCTGCGGGGCGACAAACGGGAAAACATTGCCGCCTGCCAGTGCACCGAGTCGCGCGTAGATATCAGCCTCCGTCATTTCGCCAGCACCTCATCGATCGCCTGATTCATTCGCCGAATAGCCACCTGCGTAGCCTCTTCCTGCCGGGTATCGAAGGCCGGACGCACAAAAGGGTGCGCCGGCATAGCTGATGTACCAAGCTCAACAAAGCGCCAGTAAAAGGCGTTACGCGGGTCAGAAGCTTTCATGCTGTTATCGCTGTTGTTGGTGCGCATATTGCGCCCGCGAATATGGACACCAGAGGAAATTTCACCGCGGCGGCGCCCTTTCTGGGTTACCACCACGACGTTTTTTTTCAGCTTTCCGGTTCGTACCGGGGCGCGCTTTTCCACCTCCTCTTTCAGAACCTCAGCACCGGCGCGGGTGGCATCACGCAAGACCTTGTTATTTTCCGCCCGGCTGAGCGTCTCCAGATCCTTCGCGATATCGGCCAGACCGGAAAAATCAAGACTCGTTGAAATCACTGTTTCACCCCCTTCTCGCAAAGCAATTCGAGCCTGGTGCCGTTCTCTGCTGAGATAGCCGACTTGATGTCATATATCTCACCGCCTCCGGTAGGCGGAAGATGAACGGCTCGCCATCCCGTGGTTACGGGAATGCCTGGATAACGACGCATCCAGATCCGGGTTGTGGTGCTGCTCAACTCTGCGCCGCCGTCCATCATCTCCCGGCCTGATACATCCGCGACTTCTGCCCGAACCGAAGCAACATCCACCCAGCCGGTTGCAGGCTGTCCGGACGGTAATCGCCCGGTTGCCGGTTTCTGAAGGATTACCCTGTGCCGCAGACGTCCCGCTTTCATAGGCCATAAATCCGGTAGGGTTGAAGGAGTGCTTCAGTAGAGAAAGCCAGCGCAGATGTCGTGCTGCCGGTGCTGACCGTTTCACGGTTGGTGTACCAGTGGGCAATCAGCATCAACATAGCCATTTCGACATCCTCGCCATAAAGCAGCGCGTCTGGATCGGCCATATAAAGCGGATCATCCGCCTTTTCATAAAGCCGGCGGCGGGTCCACGTTTCCACATACCGCGCAGCCGCCTTTATGCTGTTTTCGATCCAGTTGTCGTCCTCTGTAAAATCCGGCTCGATATTGCAGTGGTGCTTAACCTGCTCTTTGGTCAGCATGTGCGCCCCTTATTTGGCCTTGCCCTTCCCTTTCGGCTCAGGGTCTTTTTCCGGATCCGGCTTTTTGCCAGGCTCCTGAGCATAACCGCGCGCAACAAGATCACGACCGTGTTGCTCCAGCGTCTCGAACTCGGTGCCTTCGGTCAGCACGTTGCCTTCAAAGTAGATAGGCTTGATAGCGATCAGCTTCATGGCTGTCTCCTTAACGGAAAAAAGAAAAGCGGCCCGCAGGCCGCCGTTAAAGGTTACGCACCGCCACCCGCAGCCGGCGCAGTGAAGGAACCGTAGATAAACGCCTCAGGGCGCTTCACGGCCAGAGCAAGGCGCTCTTCGCAACGAATCGAGATCATGTTTTTCTCGAAGTCATCGGCGTTCTCGGTGGAGATAACCACGTTGGCATCTTCACGGTCGAAAAGCTGCGCCGCTGCGTTAAACGCACCAGTCAGGAACTTGCCCTGGAATGCCGCGGCCTCGGTCGCCACCACCGGCAGGCCCCAGAGGGTCGGACCACTCAACGCCGCCGGGTTCGCCAGGATGTAGCGGCCCAGACTGTCTTTGGTGAGTTCAATCTTCGCCCAGTCGATGAAGTGCAGAACATGGCCGGACGCCGGGAAGCGCGCCAGCTGTGCCTGCAGCATCGCCAGCCGAAGCACGTCAATTCCGTTCTGTTTCTCGACTTCAAACGCGGCGCTGAAAGCGGACGCCTGCGGCACGATACCTTTCAGATGCGCGCCGGTACCATCACCGAACAGGATCTCCTGTTCTTCCACGTACTTCAGACCGTAACGCATTTCTGCGTCAATCGTGGACTGCAGCTGCGCGAAGTCGTCCAGGATTTGCTTGGATGCTTTGAACATGTGCGCGATGGTGGTGACCGGCGTGATCTGCGTGGCGAACTTGATATCGCTGTACGGCTTGGCGGTACCTTCCGGCACGACTTTTGCCGCATTGGTGAATCCGGTCTGCTGCACCCAGAAGATGGCCGGTGCAGAGGTGCGGCCCGGCGCAATCAGGTCGCGAATGAACAGGCGCTGTTTCGGGGCGGTGTCGATGCCCGGCAGACGCTGCGGCTCCACCACGCCTGTTGCCACGTCAGTTGAAATCAGCGCAGCGTTCACCGGCACGCTGACGCGCTTACCACCTTCAACACTTGCCGCAAATGCTTTCAGTGCTTCGCTGTTGATGACGGTCTGGCCGACGGTTTCCACCACTTTTGCGGCGTTTGCCAGCGGCATCTGGGCGACCTGCTGTTCTAGCTCACCGAGCGCCGCCTTAAGCGTCTTTTCCGCCTCTTTCAGGGCGTTGAATTCCGACGCCATTTTGTCGACGGTTTCTTTGGTTTCCGCCGACAATTTGCCGGTTTTCTGGGCTTCTTTCAGCGCCTCTTCTGCTTTGGCGTTGAATTTGCCGGTCGCTTCTTCAATACTGGCGCTAACCTTTTTCAGGATCTCGTTTACTTCAGACATAACATCTCCGTATTTACTGGGCAGCCGCTGTCAATCCGCTCAGCGCGGCTTCCAGACGGTCAATGGTTTCTTTATGGATGGTGGCAGCGCTCGGCGTACCGTCAGGACTGGCAGCAGCGCCCGGCGTGCTGCCTGATAAGGCTTTAAGAAGTTTTCGCCGTTCAGAGCGTGGCGTATTCGCTTTCGCCAGCAGCGCATCGAGTTTACGCAGCGCTGCGGCGGGGCTTTCATCGTCGTCAGCGATTTCGTCGGCAGAAAGCAGACTGTCAGCAAAGCCCTTTTCTACGGCTTCGCTGCCGCCGATATAAGTTTCACCGTCCATCATCCTGTCGACGGTTTCCGCGTCGAGACCGCTGCGCGCCTGATAGATATCGCTCATGGCTTTATCAAACGGCGCCATGTCGGCGGCAATCTGCGCCAGGTCGTGACGGTTGCCCATCGCGTAAACCCAGCAGTTATGGATCATCAGGAAAGCGCCGCGGCCAATCTGCACGTCGTCACCCGCCATTGCGATAATCGATGCGGCCGACGCCGCCAGACCCAATACCTTTACAGTGACTTTGCCTTCGTACTCGCGCAGCAGGTTATAAATCGCCAGGCCTTCGAACATATCGCCGCCCGGGCTGTTGATGTTGACTGTAACGTCTGCGCCATTAAGCGAACGAAGCGCACCGGCGATACGGCTCGCGGTGACGCCCTCGCCCCAGTAATCTGCGCCTATAACATCAAAAATCGAGATACTGTTATCGCCGTCGCGCGCCGCACGGATGCTCCCGTTCCAGCGCTCCATTGCCGCAGCGGGAAGGTCTGGTTTTTCGCGCGCAAAAGGTCGCCCCTCCGGCGCCGCCGGAAGGCTTTTGATTGTCATGGATGCTCCTAAGCCGCCTGTTTCAGCGGGGACTGTTCGAAGGGAATATCGGGGAAAACGTGACTGTGAAGCTGACGAAGCGCGGCGGCCTGCACTGCCGGGCTGTTCTTTTTGAGGTCCTCCAGCGGCGTCAGGTTCAGCTGTACCGTGTAAATATCTCCACCCTCAATAGGAGGCAGATTTTCCAGCCGACGCACATCATTGCGTGACATCCAGCCGTTCTGCAGCGCGCTGGTATAGTAGGCGGCGCGTCCTGCGCTGTCGGCACGAAGCAGCCCTTCGACAGAAAACTCGGCAAAGATGTCCTCTTCACCGTTCAGCAGGCAGCGGGAAATCTCCTGCTCAATATTGACCAGCAAAGGGCGCAGCGTGTGGGTCAGAAACTGCAGGTTCATCCCCTCCAGGCTTGATGCCCAGCTGCTCTGCTTTGAGGTATGCCCGACCATAAACGGCGGCACGCGGAACCAGCGGCAGATTTCCTCAATGCCAAAAGAGCGCGTCTCCAGCATCTGGGCCGCTTCCGGATTCATCGTGACGTTCTGATATTTCAGACCGCCTTCAAGCACCATGATTTTCCCGGCATTCTTTGAACTGGTGAACTGTGCCATGTAGCTGCGCAGCCGTTCGCGTTGCTCTTTATCCAGCGGCATATCTGCTGAGAGAAAACCCGAACTCTGCAGACCGTTCTCAAATATTTTGGCAGCCGACTCTTCGACCGCCATTGCGGCACCGATCACATCGCGCCCGGAACTCAGCGGCATCATGCCGCAGACCCCGTCAAGACCGAAGCCGCGAATGTGCATCAGGTTTCTTTCCGCAATGACACGCGCAGTACCGTTCTCGGTGTAGGTGTACTCAAGCCGGCCGGTATCGAGGCGTTTAACCACCATGTTCTGGGGAAGCAACGGCACCAGCGAGACCAGTTTGTTGCCGATAAACAGCTTCTCCACGAAGGCGTTTCCACGAAGACAGATACTCGCCACCAGCATCAGCATAAACCGCGATGGTGTCATCTCCAGATTCGGACGGCGACAAAGTACCTGGTAAACCTGATTCTGTTGGGCCAGCCTGCGCGAGCCGTCAGGCTGCCGCTCGTAAATCTTCAGCGGTAGCGTTGATATTGACTCGCTCAGCAGCCGGACGCAGGCCCAGACTGCTGACAGCTGGATAGCCTTATCCGCGGTGACCACCTTCCCGCTGCTGCTCGTACCGTACCATTCCTGCCAGAACGTCCCGTTGGTCAGGCTGATGGGGACGCCCAGCCAGTTAAGCAGGGCGCTTTTCACCCTGCCCGGCTGCTTATTTTTCTTCATCAGAAACCTACCATGATGGGATTATCAAAGAAGCCGCTCAGGTCCTGCTGGTCATTGCCACCGTTAACGAGCAGACGACTCATCGCGGTGAACAGCGCAGCCGGACCATCAATCTTGGCCTCAGGTGTCGATTTGTTGGGAAAGATGTTGTCGTTACGATCCGGCTTCACCGTGACGTTCGACATCATCCAGTTCATCACGGGGTGATTGCTGTGGTGAAACCGGCCGCCGTAAACCAGCGCCTCAACCTCTTTCATGGCCTCGGAGAAATTGCGCACCGTCTGCGGCACTTCCACAAGGGGTAAACCCTCTTCAGCAAGCGCCAGACTGAACTGCGTCGCGCTCCACGGATCGAAGCCTATTTCTTTTAGACTTTCCCCGCTGACCCACTGCTGCAGCTCTTCTTTGATCTGCGCATGATCGATAACGTCGCCATCCGTCAGGATAAGTTTGTCGAGCTCAGCCCATTTCCGGTAGAGCTCGGCCATCTGCCGCGAACATTTTTCCAGCCGCCCCTCGGGCAGCCAGAATTTAAAGTCGGCGTGAACGTGACCATCAGGCGATCGCCAGGCTTTTACCGCAGCACAGATATCAATTTTGTTCGCCAGGTCGACGCCGACCCACAGCGGGTAAGTTTTCAGCTCATGCGCCGGCGCGATAAATTCGCATTTTTCCCACTTCAGCATGTCCATCCAGGAGGACTCCGCCGTCACCCAGATATTCATATGTTTAGTGAAGAAATTAACGCGTGCTGATACCTGCTCTTTTGCTTTCTTCGCAAGGCGGCGTAAATCGTCCCAGCGCTTGCAGATCCCCAGTCCGGGATTCGCCTTTTGCCAGACCGTTTCGTCGAACGGATCGTCGCCGTCGTCCAGCGTGTAGATGATGGCGAAAAAGGTATCGTCCTTAACGGCACCTTCCACCTCACTGTTAAAACCGCGTAGCACCTTAATGGCGTAATCGCGCAACTCGTAGCAGATGCCTTCTTTGTTAAAGCCCGCAGTGGTGATACCAAACAGCAGGGACTGCAGGCGCGCACCGGTCGCCGTCTCCAGAACGTCCCATACGTCACGGGTTTTATGAGCGTGCAGCTCGTCAACAATGCCGCAGTGAATATTCAGGCCGTCCAGGTTGTTAGCGTCACTGGAAAGCGGCTCAAATTTAGAGGCACTTTGCTCCTGATAGATAGCCAGCTTGTTGAACTCGAACAGGCGCCCAAGCGTCGATTTCGCTTTTTTCACCATATTTTTGGCATCTTCGAAAACGATGCGCGCCTGATCGCGGGTTGTGGCCGCAGAGTAGACCTCGGCCCCACCTTCGCCATCCGCGCCCGTCATGTACAGGCCAACCCCGGAAGAGAGTGTGGATTTGGCGTTCTTACGCGCCACCTCGTTGTAAGCAGTACGGAACCGCCGCACCATTACCGGGCGGCCGCTGCCATCATTCCGCAGCACCACCCCGCCGGTTTCCTCATCAACCAGCGGAATAACGAAACCGTAAATATTGATAAGGATGAAAACATGCCAGTCCATCAGGGCGATCGGCTGCCCGGCCTGGGCGCCTTTCACATGCGGGATGAACTTATAAAAATTCAGGATGTGCTGGGCGCGGGGCTCGCTGAAAAAAATACCCCGCGCCTCGCCGTTTTGCAGATCGTCCAGAAAACGCTGGCAGGCCAGCCGGACATATTCACAGGCAATAATCTCCCCCGCCACGACGCGCTCGGCGTAGCGAATACCATCGGCAACCTTAGCCATTAATCCCTCGCTTTCATGAACTCAGCCAGCGGATCAACCGCGTCCGGCGTTTTGGCGCTGACCTTCGACCGGCTGGCTGGCGTCATCCCAAATTCTGCCAGCATGGCGCGCAGCCGCTTCCACGCATCTGCCTTCATCATTGCTGCCGGATGCGCCTTAATCAGTACATCCCCCGTCTGCGTTTCAGTGCGGTATGTATACCCCTCGATTTCCAGCGTATCGCAGTGGTGGCGGTACTCGGTATAAGCCTCAACCAGTAATTCGAGCGCGCGGGCGTCCAGCTGGGAAATGACGCCAACGGCATCCAGCTCTTCGGCCATTCGCTTAAACCAGTACTTCGCCTGTTTGTCGAAATGCTTTGGAGTTGGGGGTACCCCTGCAGGGGGTTGTGGCTCGTTTTTATTGATCGGGCGTTTTGATGGGTTACCCCTCACCAAACGCAGATGGGTCGGGGTTTTCGGTGGTCCGGACATAATCGAAAACTCCTATTAATCATCGAGTGGGGACCCCATAAAAAAGTTTTCTAACCTGCGGCGGTGTGAAAAAGGGTTAGGCGGCGGTCCTTTAGACTCAAAACCCTGAACTTTTTCCCCGCCCTCCCCCGCAAATGATAATTTATCTCATCTGAATAACTTATTGAGAAGCATTCTCATTCAAATCGATTCGCACCGGGTTCTCGTTCATTTCCGCATCAAGGTTGAAGACGACAGTGATTGCCGGTCGGCTTGCTGCATCGGTGTCGATGGTGGTGCTCACCTGTTGGCTCAGCAGTTCGCCATCAACGGCGATGCCATATCCGATGAATCCAATGCCGCGATAAATATGAGCGAGTTGAGCGCGCTTATGCTTCATTTAATTCTCTCCGTTGCGGTCTTGCGTTTATGACAAGGCCAACATAACGATCTCAGATTGCTATCTTCATCGGTGCCGCCGTGTGCTTTGGGTTTGATGTGATCAACGGTAGTGGCAGGGACTGGCCTGCCGTTGCGCAGACACTCCTGGCAGATGTGCCTGTCACGTTTAAGGATGCGGGCGCGGATGATATCCCACTTACTGCCGTAGCCGCGCTGGTGGCGGCTCAGCCCTCGCTGGTGCTGCTGCCAGCCTTCATTACGGTGAGCCTCGCAATAACCCGAACGGTCTGTAGTAGTGCCGGGACATCCGCGCTTGCGGCAAGCTCGAGGGATAGCGGATGGCATAGTGGTAGCTCCAATAAAAAAGCCACCAGCAAAACGGGTGGCTTCATGTTCATGACTGCTAAAGTTAAAGGTTTTTATTTATTCAGAAGCTGTTCAACGTTAATCAGTGCTGGTATGCCGAGGTGATTGCGCAGCTTATCAATCTGAGCAACAGTTTTCGGCCTCTCCGGTTTTGTTTCATATTGATAATAAAATTTAATTGAATTCACACCCCAGCATCTCAAAAGGATATATACGTATTAGTATCAATTTAACGTACAGGTTTGTTCAGATAACTCTTAGAACACTAACTGTCGCTTGTTATATGAAATATATAGACAACACTTATTACCAGCTTGTTAGTAGAGTGGCTCCTACGTATAAGCATTGCTGAACCTTCATGTGTGAGTGCTATAAATCTCATCCTCGCAAAACATGAAATCAGTGCAACATCATGGAAACAAGGCCAAAACTGCTTTTGCAATTAGTCGAATAACCAAAAAGCAGGATCTCCTGTTGTAGCCCCAGCCATGGGGCTTTTTTTTTATCTTAAGCACTGCTCCCGAACATAAGCCTGCAATCCGCTCAACTGCCTGGTCACGGTCTCGATCCGCTCCCTGAGGGTGAAATAATCCCGTTCAGCGGCGTCAGTAAGTCGGGGGCTGGCTCCATCATCCACGCGGGTGGTGCCGGGCGCTCCCTGCGCGGAACAGGTGGCGTTGAGCTGCAGCCGCTTACGGCCAGCAGCCACATCGCGCTCAAGCTGAGCAATATTTTTCTGAGCATCCGCTAAGTCCTTCGTGTATTTGGCATCGAGAGTAGCCACATCCCGCTGACGGCGCTGCATATCCTCAATGTCATCTTTAGCCAGTTTTAATTCATGATTAACTTCGGTTAAAGATGCCTCTGCTTTTGTGAGCGAGGCCCGGTAATAAAGCGCAAATCCCACAGCGGCAAGCAAGAGTAGCGGCTTCCACCATGCCCGCACAAAGCCCCATAGCGCCGCCATCAGAGCACCCGGCGCGCTGCCGCATAGCGGGCCCGTCTGTCTTCCAGCCCGTTCTGCCCACCGTTAATAATCTGCGTGACGCGCAGCAAATCGCCCGGATATTTCAGGCAGCCTTTGCTGGTATAGAACCATGCTGCAGATCGCGCTGCGGTGGCGTCTTTGGAAAGCAGTTCCGGCGAGCTCACAAGGTCAAGTTTCAGCGCGGCGCCGCAATCGCGGTAATTCTCGAGCCCGGTGATCTGGATGAGCCCGCGTCCGCGATATTTCCAGCCATCACCCGGGGCGTTATTACCGAGGCGCTTGCTGTAAACCAGATTGGCGATCGCGCGCTGGCGTTCAAGGGGCAGCACCTTTTCATACGTGCGGCGGCCCAGCGTGTTGGCCTGATCCTGAGTTAACCGGCCAGCCCGGACAAAATCATTAAGCGCTGCGATGCTGTAGTTGAAGCTCTCTTCCAGCCTGGTAAAGCCGGTGCTTTCATGGCCGACCTGCGCGATGAACATTGCCTGGTCGACCGGCGCAGTGATGCCGTACTCGCACATCGCCGCATCAATATGCGGAAACCAGCGCGCAGCCAAGCTGGCGCTTAAACCAGCCGCCTGCTGAAATTGTTGTTGGTTCATTCGGGCCTCAGTACCTGAAACAGGCGCGCCACGTTGCCCCGGGCACGGAACACGGCGGCGCAGATGATTAAGTTGATGATGACCGACGCCCAGTGTGTGTGGACGTAAAAGTCGAAGAAGTAGCGGAACGGTACGGATGCATACGCCAGGATAATCAGGTATGCCAGCCACGATGCCCACCAGCGGTGACGGGCACCGGGCTTACGGAACAGCATCAGCCTCAGCACAATGGCCGAGCACGTCGCCACGTTGGTCAGTACCAGCGGATCACTTATTACCATTGGCTCCTCCTCTCCACCGCTGGAACCACTGCGCGGGGTCTTGCTGGCTGGCGAACGTCAGGATTTTAATCGTCAGCGCAGAGAGGATAACGGCCCCCAGTGCATCAAGCGGCTTGTCGCTGTATTCCGTCCAGCTGGCAAGTTTGGAGCCCACCAGCCCGGCACCGTAAACGCCAGCGATGTAAGAAACAACGAAATAGGCCGCGCGCCGGATCAGGGTCAGGTCTGCCGCGGTGGCAACATAAAAGACCGCGCCGGCAAACGCGCCAAAAATTACGCCATAATCTGTGCCGGTCAGCAGTCCATAGATACTTGCACCAGTAAGCGCAGCACCTGCTGCGACAGTTCCCGAAACCGGATCGGACATGTATCCCCCTCTATTGCTGTGCATCCTCTCTGAGCGAGGGGAAATGAAAAAGGCCGCCCGCAGGCAGCCAGTTTGAGTTTTGCTTTATTTTTTCAGTGAAGGTTCAGGACAGAGATCGGGTAACGGAATTCTTTCCGTTTATTATCCACACATACAACGCGAACATGTCGATTACATATAAACCACGTTTCATCCCGATCATTAGCCAGTATGTAATATGCATCTGACGTTTCAGATGGGTTAAAACAACCCAGCACCCGATAAGCCGTTTCCATATTAAACCCGCTCTTTAACGGCATTGGTGTGGGTCCGTTATCGAGTTCCTGAATCCTGATATAAAGACCTTGTTCAATCCACAGCATAGGCATCCTTATCTCACGAGTACCTTTACAGCGTAGGTACCTGCGTACAGGTTTGCCATGACACTTTGGAAATTTATTACCAGTTAAAGGAACAGACAGGTCATATAAAAAACCCGCTACGATAAGCGGATTCGGAACGGTGGATACACAACGCCCATCGTTAGAGAAATCCTACCCAATTTTTTTGAATTTAGCAAGCATCGTGTCGCCAAAATGTTTAATCAGGATTCTAACGTGTGACATCGCGCAGCATTTTTTCCGCGAATGCTTCTTCCTGCCAGCATTTCGTCACCAGCAGATTAATAACGTCAGCAAACCCGCTGTACCACTGGTAATCGGTCATATCAGGCACCAGAACCTGCACCTGACGGCGCGCCAGAGTGGTGGGAAGACGTGCAAACCCTTTACCACCACATCGTTCACACAGCTTTTGCACCGGCACGCCGTGTAACTCGGTACGCTTACGGTCAAGCGCCATTCCCCGTCCCGAGCAGTCCCGGCAGGCCGTACTGATAACTCCCTTCCCACCGCAGTGCTTACAGAGTTCTTCCACTTCCTCTACGCGAATTGTCGCATCCACGCCTTTCACGCCAGGATGCTTCACCACCTCCCGACGCACGCGCTTAACCCCTTTTCCTTCACAGTGATGGCATTCGCAGTTGCTGGCTGCCGAGCGCGCATAGTCGCTGTAGGCGAACTGAGCCAGACAAAGGGCCATTTCCGCGCGTGCGCGCTCACCAAGTTTTTTCATTACGCCGTTATTTAGCGCGAGCGCATATTTAACCAGGCCATCAACAGCGGGCTGCGGATCCTGAATGCCCATTTTGGCGAGGAAGAGGTTGAACCCCAGCGCCGCCTTAGACTGGACGAGACCCTGTGCGGCCATTACATCCGAGATGGTCAGCGCGGCGCTGCCGGTGGCTGGTGTCTCATCATCGAGTTTCGGTGATTTCGGGGAATAGAACTTAGGTAAGGCTTCGAGGTTCATGTGTGGTCTCCACTCCACTTATGACAGCACACCGATCGCGAGCGCGCGGTCTAAAAAACGAAAAATAAGCTCCAGCTGTGAGCCATATTTTTCTTCGAATGCCACGGTGTCCCGATGGAGCTCGTCGTGATGCCTTCTGCACAAAGGCAATACGAAAAGGTCATGGGCTTTGGTACCCATCCCGCCCTGCCCGTGGCCGATCAGGTGATGGGGATCGTCTGCCCGCTGGTTGCAGCATGCGCAAGGCTGCTGCTTAACCCAGCGGGTATATTTCTCGTTTTCCCAGCGGCGGCGCTTTGGCCGGAGCATGTAACTTTCCGGCGACTCAGGGTCAATCATCAGCGCAACCACCTGTGTCTGTTGCTCCTGCGGCTTGTCGCAGTTCATCCGCGTCTTCACGGCGCAAGCACGCTGCGCTTTCGTCTGCACCATTTCAGCCGCCGATGGCCCCGGCACAATATCGCTTTCACGCGACACGCCCTGCACTGGCAAAGGCGGAAGGCGCAGCGCGCGGCGCGCCACACTGTCCGGCAGCGCATCAGTGATATCCATCCTGACAGCCCACCAGCACAACTCCGGCAGAGTCAGCTCGTGGGCATCGTCAAAGGCAAGGGCACCGCGCGCGACGCTGATTATCCAGGCTATCACATTGGAACGGGCAATTGCTGACAGACGCTCAGTAAAATGTTCGGCCAGCTGATTATCACAGTGCCAGCACAGACGCAGCGCGCCGGGCTCATGCCGCATCGTGGTCAGCTCATGGTGATGGTACTCACTGTGCGGCCACTGGCAGCCGCCCTGCTGCTTCATCAGCCAGTGCTCCAGTGCATTGATGCCACCAGCAGTCCGGATCACCCGCTCATCAGTAAAGAAGACCTGCAGTCCTTCGTCATCAGCCAGCGGCTGGTGTGCCGGCGGCACCGCGCCGCTCGGGAACCGTGCCATGCTTTCTGGCTGCACCTCCACCAGCACGCGCCCGTTTGCAAATATGGGCATCAGTTCAGGGCCAGGGCGCAGCAGCACGATACCCATTCCGCGCGCGATTTCCGGTGTTAACAGAGCTCTCACGCTGCGTTCCCCTTCGCCACATGCTCAGCCCACAGCCCACCTATCCACTTAACACCCTTCGCTGTGAAACGCGCCTGGCTGAACGCGTGGTTGGATGTCGTGGAGGTGCCCGTTTTCACCTCGAACCGTCCGGCATCAATATGCTGGTGGCGCGGCGTCAGCACCCCGCCGAGGCGGTACATAATCTCGTTATCGATCAGGAACAGGCGGAAATCCGTCTCTTTGGCTTTTAACAGCTTTGCCACCTGACGGAATGAGAGCGAACCGCTGGCGGAGCAGTAGCGATCCACAAACTCCACCTTTGGCGCCGCGGCGGCGAGTTCCTGTGTAAGTCTTTCCTTTTGCTCGGCCAGATCCGCAGCAAGGCGCAGTGCCTCCGGTAGCGACCGCGGCACGCTCATCTGCTGCCCGCTTTCCAGTTCCTGCCAGCGATCAACCAGACGCGCGGTAAACTCCGGGCATAGCTGCGCCACGATGACATAGCTGTCACGCTTGTTAACCAGGTAGTGATGGTATTCCTGCCTGTTCTGCGGATGGGTGTACGGCAATGCCGTATACCCATCAATGACGATCTTCTTTATTAACCGCTCAATGGCGGTGCATACGTCGGTATGACGTGAACCTACAAGCGAGGCTATTTCCCGGCTGGACATAAAAAGCTCCTGACCTGCCAGCGCCGCATGATGCCTGGGGCAAAATGAAATCGGGTGTGTCTGGTTCATAGGTTTCTCCATCTGTCAGGCGGCTGCACCCGCCACAAAGTTACTGATCGTTATTTCCACCTTCCCTTTGCTGGTTACCGGGCCCCATTCCACCAGCATCTTTTTCACCTGGCTGTCGTCCTCCCAGACATGGGCCAGCGTCAGCGCATCGAAAAGTGCCTTCAGATAGTTATCCAGATCGCGGCGTTTCCGGTCAGGCGGATAAAGCACCACCTCCACCGCCAGCAGGCTGGTGACAGGCCTGGGTATGCGCCGCAGTTGCTCAACAACGGCCGCTGCGGCATTGCTCTGATATTTGCGCCCGTCGGCGCTGACAAGGTGACGGCCTTTTAGCGGCCCCTTAGTCGGGGCGCGCCAGTAGCTGTTAACGCTGGGAGGAAAAGGCAGGGTCAGCTTCATGCAATGGCACCCCGCGCTTTCAGGAAAGCCACCGCGCGATCGCGCGATTTGGCTTCACCTTCTACCATCGCACGCAGCAGAGAAACCGCTTCATCTTCTTTGGCAATGCCGTTGATGGTGATGCCGCGGGCGACACCTTTTGATAACGATATGGCACCTTTCTTCTCCAGCATACGCAGCATATCGGTCGCAGCGTTGGGTGAAGCGGCCCCCATAAGCTGGGCCACTTCTTTCTGTGTCGGCGGGTAACCGTTTCGTCTCTGGAAATCCGCGAGCATATCCAGCACCTCCTGCTGGCGGGCGGTTAAAGCAGAGGTGAGATTCATGCCGCTTTCTCCCGCGCCCCGGCTATTTCACGAACGGAGGCCCGAAGCTGTCGGATATTCCGCCAGTGTGCGGTGTCAATTGCCCCGACAACCAGCAGAAACTCATCCATCGCCAGGCCATGCTGCTCTTCAGCTTCGCGAGCGACCGTCGCAAGCCGTTCGTGCATGTCTTTCCGCTCCGCATCGTCCTGAAAGACAAAATCATTGAGGGCCATAAAAGCACGCAGCTTGACGCCGTTGTGATGCTCTTTAATCAGCGACTGCGCGCGCGAAATGACGTCTGCGGTCACCGTCACCAGCATCGGGCTCTCTACGGAGTCCGCGGCCCAGCTGTGAGCAAAGCGGGATTCATGGAACGCATACGCCTCTTTGCTGCCGAACGCCGCGCAAGCACAGGCCCATACCTCAATGCCGCTTCGTTCCAGGATGTCGGCTGCTGTCAGTGGCAACTCTGTTTCAGCAGCCTGCAGTTGCGGCTCAGTTTCTGAATGCAGATCTGTTTCATCCTCATCGGGTTCCTGGCGGTTACTCATCAGCAGACGTTCAGCCTGACGGCGTATTTGTGCAATAAATGCATCGCCGCGCGCTTCCAGCTCGTCGCGGCTGATGTAACTCATTGCCGGGCCGCGCCAGGTCTTATCGAATACCACAATGGCACCCGCAAAAAACGCGCCGGACGGGATCTGCTTTTCGTCTTTAGGGACGAACCAGGACGGAAGATCGAAACCGATACGACCACGGATAAAGGCGACGTGATCCGCGTCTTCCGGCCACCAGACCTCGCTGGTGGCCGCTTTAATCAGGAATACGTAGCGCCCGCCTTTTTCCCGCATCTCGCTGGCGTGCTGCATGATGTAACGCATGCCGGTGATGTACTCCCCGTCGTGCCTGGACGCGCGACTGTACGGCGGGTTGCCGAACGCGGCGCCGTTGAGCTCGGCCAGACGCGCGGACCAGTCCTGCGTCAGCGCGTTATCTTCCGCGGTGTAATAAGCCTCACATTTGGCGTTCTCGCCATCAGAGAACAGGTCCAGTACGAGCGGGCCGAACATGGCGTTGATGCCCCAGAAAATATTGTCCGGCGTGCGCCACTGATCGCCGACTTCCTTAAGTTCGTGAGCCGGTTTGCTGCGCAGCGCCGCCAGCGCCTGGTTATAAGTATTCAACGCGTGCATCACAGTTCCCCCACATAGTTACCGGCCAGATAGCAACGGCCTTCCACGTAACCAACGCGGTTACTCATCTTCAGGCACTGGGTTCGCTTCTTCGCCAGCCGTTCGCGGTCCCGGTTACTCTTCGAAGCATCGAACGCAGCCAGGTAAACATGCGCGGCGCGGCGCCACAGATTCTGTCTTTCCAGCTGGCAGGCCAGCTCTTCAAAAACCTCGTGTTTCAGCTTCTCGTTTTTCATGATCTGAACCCCTCCGGAACCTGGCTGTAATCAACACCGGCATAGCTGGCTTTAAATGCGCTGTTGTCACGCTGCACACTGCGCTGCTTCCACTGCTGGCGGGACGGGCGTCCACGCTCTTTCCAGCGAGTGGCGCTCAGCAGGTAGCCTTCAAGCTTGCTCGTGACGAACAGCGTCTGCGGGCGCATGTAGTCGTACATTTCGGTGTCGTGCCAGTGCTCGTGCTTGTAGTCGACAACGAGCTGCAGGTCGTCCACCGAATGTCCTTCGCGCAGCCGGGCCGGATGTTCTCCAGTGAGGATTTCGAGTTCTGGTAACGCGCGCCGGTGACCAGATTCAGATGCTTCAGCACAGCAATCGCTTTATCGGTGATCAGCTGCTCAGCGTCGGGTTGCCCGGCAACCTGACAAGAAGGTTTTTTATCTGATGGTTCTTGTTTTGAAGTTACTGACGGATCGTGTCCAGATTCTGGACCCTGAGAAGCGCCGTTTTTGCGGTTTTCCGGACGTTCAGATTCTGGACGTCCAGCTTCTGAACCTTCGGATTCTGAACGTCCAGATTCTGAATGTTCAGAATCTGGACCCTGAGAATAAGCACCGGCAGCCGCCTGGCGCAGGCGCGGCACGTTCAGCGTGTAGATGTTGGTACCACTGCGCTGGCCCTGACGGCGTTCTTTACGGGTCAGCCATCCGTCACGCTCAAGCTCACCAACTGCGGTAATTACGGTGCTGCGACCGGCGCCAATCTGGCGCGCGATGGTGTCGACGCTGGGCCAGCTGATACCTTCATCGCTGGAGAAATCAGCCAGGCGCGCCAGGATCAGCAGCTTCGTGCCTTTGATTCCGGCACTCGCGCAGCCATCCCACACGTACGCTGATAACTTAACGCTCATGCATCCACCCTTTTGAACTTCTCGCGGAACCGCTCAACAGGCTGCATGCAGTCGTGCGGGTAACCAGCGCGCCGGAAGATAACCTGTCGTTTTTCTGGGTCGTAACCCGTGACGTGGACTTCAGTTCCCCGCCAGTCGCGGTATCGTCTGTTGAGTTCCTGCACGCGAAAGCCTCCGCCTGGCGATTAAACTCCCCTACCATCTGCTGAGCGAGCTGGTAGCTGACGGGCACACAGTGGCCTGATACTCTCACTGCATACCGGTACTGCACCGGACCGGCTCCGCCCGGTACCGGCAGCGCAATAAGTTGCGACCTGCGGTAACGTGTTGTTAAACTGTTCATGCGTAGTTTCTCCACTATTGAAAAGACGCGCCCGACGCCTCGAGCTGCACACTCGGGGCGTCACCTTTTCTGGTGCTCATAAATACTTCTACTGCCTGGTCTGAAACCCCATACAGCGCCATAAAGCCCATGAACCCGTGGAACTGGTGGCGAATGGTCCTGCGAAACAGCTCAGAGAGCTTTTTGCGTTCATGACGGTCAATTACCCCATCCTCAGCCGCTTCAATCTGCGCCTGCGCCAGTTGGCCTTTCGCCGCGCTGGTTTTCATGTCGATCGCGAACAGGTCCACGTTGTCCATGTTTTCCGGCTTCGGAACGTCCACCAGCAATTTGCCGACGCGCGCCGCGGCATATTCCGCCAGCATCGAGACGCCGGACAGATCCTCCATGCGCTCAAGTTCGGCCAGCGTGAAGAAGCGGCTGCCGCATTTCTGGTACATGTGGTTATGAAAGGTGTCGATGCTCATGCCGAGATCGGCAGCCATCCCGAGACGACCGGCGGGATGCGCCTTACACATCGTGCTTATTGCTGTTTTGATGTTGTCTACCATCTTGTTTTTCCTTTGGTAGTTTCGCTCCCAATTACCTGCTGCTATGGTTTTGCAGGTTATGGATTCGGTTTCGCAAATGAACGCAAAGCTTTTCAATTGAATTACCGCGTAGTTGGCGGTTCAGGTTGGTAAAGAGTGGGTACTGCTTAGGTGGCTTGCCCTCTTAGGAGCAAAAACCAGGTTTTCTTTTGTTACTGGTGCGTGATGGGAAAACTTCTTAGTAGCTTCCTCGATTGCATAGGCCTTTTCTGACGAGGCTCGGCGAAATCCATAAGCGATTTGATCGAGGTAGCCAACGGAAGTCTTTGCCAACGAAGCAAGGCGACACCATTCGTCGGTTGTTGCCTCTTTCCGCCAGCGGAGCAGTTCATTACTCATATGCTTCTCCTGTTGGTTACTGCTAAAGATAGTTTAGCGTTATGCTAAATATTGCGCAATGCATATTTAGCAATTTGCATATTTATCGCATTGCTAAACGGTGTGAAAATCTGGGGATGGAAAATAAAGAAATCCGCAAGTCCAACCTTGAAAACCTTATCGATGAGCATCTGAAAAACGCCGGTTCCACAAAGGCGAGTTTCGCGGAGCTGTGTGGCATCAGCCCGGCTCAGCTAAGCCAAATGCTCAAAGGCGTTCGCAACGTTGGCGATAGAATGGCTCGTAAAATTGAGAGCGCGATGAATCTGCCGAATGGCTGGATGGATGCCGTTCAGGGCCATACAACCCAAAGCGATGAGATTGAATTTGCTGGTTCTATCCGAAGCGGTTATGTTCCGGTGGTAGGCGAAGCCATCTTAGGGGTTGATGGATCAGTGGATATGATTGAGTTTCGCGCAGGATGGTTGCGCATTTACAGTGGAGACAAGGATGCATACGGACTCAAGGTTAAAGGGGATAGCATGTGGCCCCGCATTCAGTCCGGCGAGTATGTTGTGATTGAGCCGAACACCTGCGTCCACATTGGTGACGAGGTTTTCGTAAGGACCAAAGACGGTCACAACATGATTAAGATAATGAATAAAACCCGTGACGGTGATTTCCAGTTCACTAGCGTTAACAGCGACCACCGTCCTATAACTCTGAGTCCAGAGCTCGTAGAGAAGATGCACTACGTTTCAGCCATTGTGAAGCATACCAGGTATGTGGATCAGGACGACGTTCCGAGGGTGGATGGTTCGGGTATTTGAAATTCACAAGTGTGATTTGTTAAAAAGATATTAAAAAACAATAAGCAATCAATGGAAAAGTAATGCAAGCCATTATTTTTCCACGAATAAGATTAACTTTGCTTCACTCATGAATTCATATTTCATTGTTTTTGCATGGTTAAAATTGGCTAAAGTTTTGCCATTTTTCACCGAAAATACTCATAGCTCGCATCTGTCGTGAAGAACAGAGCGTCCCTCATTTGCCAGGGCGTTAATGGAAAAACATAAACATGGAATCCCTAGAAAGTACTCTTGAAGATTATATAGGTCAAAAATTAACCAGTTTTAGGGAAGATTTTTTCCCTGACTGCGATGTCATCTCTTACTATGGCGGAGTGACTGAATGGGCAAAGTTTGTCTACCAACCTCAGATTGAAGTGATAGGACAGGCAGCTAAGCTGAGAGACAAGCAGTATTTAGTCATAATCCTAAATACCAACGGCGGAAGCGTCGAATCAGTTGAAAAAATGGTCGAAGTTACTAGACATTTTTATCAAGAGGTATATTTTATCGTACCCGATAGTGCAATGTCTGCAGGTACCATATGGTGCATGTCTGGTGACAAAATTTTTATGGATTACGCTTCTTCTCTCGGTCCCATCGACCCTCAAGTTCAGTCTGCTGATGGAAAGTGGGTGCCCGCGTTAGGCTACCTAGATAAAGTAGAAGAAATAATCGGTAAATCGGCACAGGGTACGGTTACTCAAGCTGAGCTAATGATGATCAATAATCTGGATTTGGCTGCTTTGAGACGATACGAGCAAGCTCGTGAGCTTTCTAAAGATCTTCTGAAAAAATGGCTTGTTGACTTCAAATTCAGGGACTGGCATGTGCATGAAACAGACCCTGATAAAATGGGTCAACCAGTCACTCTTGATGAGAAAGTGGAACGAGCACAAGAGATAGCTACTACACTATCCGATAATCGCAAGTGGCACTCGCATAGCCGAACGATTGGTATCAATACGATTGTTTATGATCTAAGATTGAAAGTCGAAGACTACACTGATAATAAAGATATGCGCGATGCTATTAATGAAATTCATAAGTTATTGAATGAATTCAGATATAAAACAAATAGAGAAGTGGTTGTAGTAACTTCAATGCCCCACTAACGCCTATTTAATGTCCTGGAGTATACAATGCCAAACCTTCAACGCACCCCAATAGCTTCTCAAGTGGAACAGTTGCAAACAGTCGCTGTAAACGCACGTCAACAGGCCATGATCATCGATCTTAAGCACATGGGACTGCTTAATAAGCCAAATTTTTCCTTGGCTTATGGTCCGACAACTTCCTCTACAAATAATCAGTGATAATCCAAATTTAGAAAACCCGGCCACTGCGCCGGGTTTTTTATTGCCTACTCAGCCCATCCCTCAGTAGCTCGCTTCTCCAGAAGCTCCTTCACTCTATCCATATCCTTCCGCTTCTTCATAATCGTTATTAGCTGCCGGTATCCGTGGTGAGATGGCACAAAAAAATCATGCCCAGGACAATCCCTTTCCCACTTCTCTTTCAAAGCTTCAAAGGCCAGTGGCGCGAATGCTACTGACTGTTCGCACAGTTGTATCGCTCTTTCAAGATGATCGCCCTCAGCTCTCAGCTTGTAATGCACCTTGATCTGCTCTTACAAATCAAAGTGCAACTGCACCCTCTGGTCTGTTGAAAGCCAGCGCAGCTGCTCTATCCACTCGTTAATATCCACATCAATTCCAAACCCAGATCGAATGTACACACTTTACCTGATATCCGCGCTCTTCCCCTCTCGCTATACAGATTTCGATAAATAAATTCTTTTTTTAATCAAAGCGCTAAACTCAATCGAAAGAATATTTATCATTTTGATATTGCATGGAATTTAGCATAACGCTAAATTAAGTCCATCAGCAGGACGCTGGTAGCCAAACGGAACAGATTGGCATCGCTCACAAACTATGAAAAGAGGACAGGAAATTTACGCAATACACAAGAGCATCACCTGGTGACGGGCTTATAACCCAATCCACCCGGGTGGGACTCCTAACCGCAGGGGCTCTTCTGTGTTGTGTGGAGAAACTACCTGGCGGCCAGTGCAGATGGCCGCCCCTTTCACGGGAGTGAATAAAACCTGTTTAAACAGACTTACCCCATTTCGCATGGGTAGGGTTGCTACAACCAAAAGACAGCGCGGTGCAGCGCAAAGTTAAGTGGAGGAACACGCATTGAATTACGAAAAAACGAACGAGCTCGCGAAATCAGGCCACCAGCTGGTGGTGCTTTTGGGCACGCAGAACGGCATGCATGAAGCCGCCTCTCTTGTGCAGCGTATGGCCGGGCATCTCGATCCCTTAGCTTTAGTGTTAAGGGAAAAGACGAAGATCAGCGACAAGCTGCTGGAGGCGCTGCGGGATCGGGCGGAGCCGATGTTTTACGTGAGCGACAAGGCGGCAAAGCGCCTGCTGCGAGGTTATACACGCTTCGCCACCATGACTACAGAGCCGAAAGCGGGCGTGAGCCTGCCGCTCTACATAGCGCCGACGCCCGCACCGATTGTAGATGAGATTGTTGGTTGGGTCCGTAACGACGATGGTGATACTAGCGATCCACTTTTTCTGTGTGGATCAGTTCAACCCACAAACGGCCAAGCATATAACAGCACTTATTATCCGGTAAAGCGCGCCGCACCGGGAAAGGAGGGGCGATGAACCATTTAATGATTGATCTTGAAACGATGGGCAACAAACCCACCGCACCTATCATCGCGATCGGGGCTGTGCTTTTTGAGCCCTCCACTGGAGTGATGGGGCCGGAATACTATGCCGTAGTGGATTTGGAATCCTCAATGGTGCGTGACGCATTAGCAGACCCTGGCACTATCTTATGGTGGCTAAAGCAGAGTGCGGAAGCGCGAGCCGCCATTACCAGCGATAACAGGGTGCACATCACGAATGCTCTCGGCGGGTTGATAAAGCTGATAGAGGACAACTGTGAGCCGAAAAGCTTACAGGTATGGGGCAACGGAGCGACATTCGACAACGTCATTATCAGGGCGACATTTGAACGTCACGGTTTCTACTGCCCCTGGCAGTTCTGGAACGATCGGGACGTGCGCACAATCGTCGAAATGGGTCGCGCTGCTGGCTTTTATCCGCGTAATGAGATTCCGTTTGAAGGCGATTTGCATAACGCGCTAGCCGATGCCAAGCACCAGGTGAAATACGTTTCAGCAATATGGCAGCGGTTGATTCCTGCCACCAGCAACAACATCTGATTTAACCCGGGTGCAGCCGGTAAAGTGGAGAATAAGCCATGAAGCAAATGCTCACGCTTGAGGAATGGGCAGCAGAGAAATACCGTAGCAGTCCACCAGCTTTGAATACTCTGCGCCGATACGCTAAGCAAAATATGTTTTCCCCACCAGCTATGAAACAGGGTCGCAAGTGGCGAGTAAGGGAAGATGCAGAACTTGTAGGCGAATTGGCTAAGCCGAATATCCGAAAGACTGACTCGCCTATACTTCAGAGGATTCTTGCTGATGGCAGCTCGACCACGTAAAAACAATGTTTCTGTTCCAAACCTTTACCCTCTCTACAGTAGAAAGGCGAATAAGGTTTACTGGCGCTATAAACATCCCGCCACAGGTAAGTTTCATGCGCTGGGTACCGATGAGGCAGAAGCTATAGCGATTGCTACAGAAGCTAACACGCGCCTGGCGGAACAGAGAACCCGGCAAATTCTGGCGATCAGCGACAGGATCGCCACCAGCAAAGGCAAAGCAATCACGGTTTCTACATGGCTGGATAGATACTGGAAGATTCAGGAAGAAAGGTTGGCGACGGGCGACATCAAACTGAACACATTCAAACAGAAAGCAAAACCGGTTTCGTTATTGCGAGAGCGAGTCGGTATGAAACTGCTGCCATCAGTTGACGTTCGTGATATTGCTCAGCTGCTCGATGAGTACGTCACTGCCGGTCAGCCGAGAATGGCTCAAGTCGTCAGAACTGTGCTGGTAGATATTTTTAAAGAAGCACAGCATGCGGGTGAAGTTCCTCCGGGTTACGATCCAGCTTCAGCAACTAAAAAGCCCCGTCGAAAAGTTACCCGCCAGCGCCTCAGTCTGGAGGAATGGCAGCGGATATTCGAGATTGCAGACGCCAACCATCAATATATGGGTAACGCTATGTTGCTGGCTTTGGTAACCGGCCAGCGCCTTGGTGATATTTCGAAAATGAAGTTTAGCGATGTCTGGGATGATCATTTACACATTGTTCAGGAGAAAACAGGAAGCAAAATAGCGATCCCATTATCGCTCCGCCTGAATGCCATTAACTGGAGTTTGCGGGATGTTATAGCGCGCTGTCGGGATTATGCGGTTAGCCCTTACCTCGTCCATTTTTTCAGGGCCACGTCGCAAGCAGAACGTGGCGCCCAAGTTAAACCGAACACGCTAACCATGAATTTTAGTAAGGCTCGGGATAAGGCAGAAATTGACTGGAGGGAAGGAACGCCAGCGACATTCCACGAGCAGCGCTCGCTATCTGAACGTCTTTATAAGGAACAGGGGATTGACACTAAAAAGTTGCTCGGCCACAAGTCGCAGCAGCAAACCGATCGTTATAACGACGACCGAGGTAAGGGCTGGACGACGATTGCAATTTAG